TGGATTTGTAGAGACATTTAGACCTCAGAAGGTTGAGTTATCGAAGAATTGGAGTGGTAAATCACTAGAAATTGAAGGTATCAAATTTTCCTCTGAGGAAAATTTGACTACACTGGATGATAAAATAGAAATTGGAACACGAGGTCCTGATGTTATAACATCTGGATCAAATTACGATTCAGTAAAGTTTGATCCATCACATGCTCCAATACCAGACACGGAGTTTGCACGTGCCTTCATCCAAAGGATGCAAAAATCAAAATAAGTTAAAGTCGAAGACTAAAACAAAGTCTATCCCACCTAATAATCCAAAGTGGGTTGTTGTTCAGCTTTCTCCTATGGGTGAAAAAGAAAAAAATTTGGAGATGATCAAGAAATCTGCGAGGCAAATTTTAAAGTCCGACATAGAAATGTTCATACCGGCCATGTCTCAGAAAGTTAGAAATGAATCTCAAACCGTGTTTTTCATGGATGGTTATGTTTTCATTAAGCATGTGGATGGGCTTCCATATCATAAATTAAACGAAACCACTTATTTTTTAAATGTTCTCAGTAAGATAAATTTGGATAAAAAGCGAGTTTATTCATTACTTGATGATAAAGCTCTAGATCCGATGCGATCAGGTGTTCAGAACATGAGAATGAATAAATTTATTGAAGACGAAAATGTGAAAGTGATAAAAGGGAATTTCAGGAATTTGATTGGCAAGATTATTTCTGTTAGTGATGGTGGTGAGAATGTTCAAGTAAGTATCGATTTGAGATCGAAGAAAATGATCATTGATTTCCCCGCTTCTTATCTTGTTCTGGCAAATTAATAAACTGGAAACGCCCGTTTTATTCGGCGCAAAAGGCAAAGGCTTAAAATGAGATCAGTTGGTGGACTCGAAACGAAAAGAAATGTTTTGATTGACGGTAATAACTTACTTCATAAAATGTTTCATGTGTTTGTTTCAAACAAAGTAAAACACTCGAAGCCGTTAATGTTTAGCAAAAGTGGATACCCGACAGGCTTGATTTACGGATTCTTTAGTGTTCTTAGCTCGATGATAGATGATGTGAATAATCCTACAAATATGGTTGTTTTTTTTGATGGATCGCCAATCCGGCGCAGGAAGCTTGATCCAAATTATAAAAATTATCGAACGAAATCAAATTTCGCTTATCCACCTGATGTTTCAATCCCTCCCATAACTTTGTCAGATGGGTTTCTAGCTCAAAATGAGTTATCCGTCATTATTCATATTTTAAATTTGTTAGGGTGTGATGTTTATTATCATTGTGATGAAGAGGCCGATGATTTGATTGCTAGTTATACTAAAAAACACACTGGTGAAATAAATATCATTGTGTCTGATGATAAAGATTTTTTCCAATTGGTTCAAGATCGCACGATTTTATATAGACCAGGTTCGAAGCACGATAGGTTTGTCGACGCGGATAAAGTTTTAGAAATTACATCTCACCTTTACTCTATACCTTTTTCTCCGGAAAAAATACATATGTTAAAGAGTTTCATCGGTGATATATCTGATGATATCCCAAGTTTTACTGGCGGTGCCATGCGAAAGCTTGGTAATGGTGTGTCTGAGGTCGTGAATTTCTTTTGTCAATACCAATCAATTGATGATGCGTTAAGTGTAGGAATTCAGGAATTCCCTAAGAAATTTTCTAAATTAGGTTGTAAAGTTAAAGATATGAAGAAATTGGAGAAAATAAAAGCGGCTTCCGATAGAATCAGATTGAACCATAAGCTCGTGTCCATGATCGATGATTTAGACCTGAACGCTTGCTTGTTCCATTTGGATCGAAATTTCGATGTCGCTCGTCAAATATTTGATGGGCTGAATATTGATTCTATCAACGTTTCTTCTTTTAGATTAAATAAAATTAGGCAACCAGTTCCTATGGATTCATGGCTACTTGAGATATAGGATTCTATGGATTGGGGTCCAGTATGGAACGCTGGACAGTTTTGATGTTAACATAATTTATTGGTAGAGTTCATTGGACTCCAGTTAGACATATACACATATAAATACGCTCGCTCCGATAGACTGATATCCATACAGACACAACGGGTTAAACCCCGTATTGGAGTCCGAATGGCAGCACATGTGTTGGTCCAAGATCCGTCTAACTTATCTTCACGTTTTAGTAACAAAGATCGACTCGGGTATGATTCTGATACTGATATAGATGTTGATGATCTCGATGAGCTCATCGAAGAAAATCTAGCCCCAAGTGCAGAAGAAGACCTGAGATCAAAAGGTCAGCTTCTCGATTTTTCTTTCATTGAGAGATTCTTAGAAAGAATTCCAGCTCGAGAAGCTGACCTTATTGAACGTTATCATCGCGATAAAATGAAACAAGAACAGATTGCTAAATTATTTGGGATTACACAAGCGGCTGTCAGTTATAGGCTTCATAGAGGAATTCGACGGATTCAATTTTTGCGTACTATCCCAGAATTAGAGCATGAAGAATTTGAGAAAGATCTTGGGCATTATTTTTCAGATCAAGATAGAGAAATTCTATGGCGCATGTATGAAACGACATGTCAATCTGAAATTGCTAAACTAATGAATTTAACTCAAGGACGTGTTCGTCATCGATTCTTCAGATCATTAAATAAAATAAAAGAACTTATTATTGAAGATGCTCGTCAAAAACATATTGAGGTAGGGTTATTAAAAAAATCAAATAAAAATGTGTTTGAAATTAAAGCAGCCGAAGAGGAACTTCATACGGTCATAAGTAATTCAACTTATGGTAAATACTGGACAGTTTTTTATGCCATAAGCGACAAACACTTCAATATCTTACATGAGGTATCCTTACCGCAATTTCAAGACCGCGGGGTTGCGATGATTCTTCCTATTGAATAATATATTAAAACTCTTGTCATTGTATAGTGATTTGTGAAAGAAAAAATTTTAGCGGTTTGCAGTAAATGTCAGGATGAATTTCTGATTCAAGCTGCATCGTTATCCAGAGTTATTCGTAGAACTGGATCTTATCAATGTATCATTTGTGCTCTTGAGCAGAAACGGAAAGATCCTGTATTTATTGAGAACCAAAAAATTGGGTCTAAAAATTCATGGACTGAAGAAAGAAGACACAATCAATCGGAAATATCGAAAAAACTTTGGGATAATCCTGATTTTCACAAAAAATTAACAGATGCGTCAAATAAAGCTTGGGCTGATTCAGATAAACGAAAAGTTTCTTCTGAACTAGTAACTCAGTTATGGAGAGATCCCAGTTATAGAAAAAATAGGGATAAAATTTATACTGACGTTGAATGGAGACGTAAAAACTCTGAAAATATAAAGGAAGTATGGAAAAAACCGGAATATCGGGAAAAATTTATAAAATTATGGGCATCTGATGAATTTAAAAATAAGTTATCTGAGTGTGCTAAAGAGTTATGGAAAGATCCCAAATATAGAAATGGTCAAATACAAAAACAAAAAGAAAGATGGAATAATGATGAATATCGAGAAAAAATGGCCCACGCCCGGGCTACTCAGTATGTAAAACGCGATTCAATACTAGAACGTGTGACTCAACAGTTATTAGTGTATCTTGGAATTAATTACATTAGACATCATGTGATTGGTCCGTATGAATTTGACGTTTTTGTTCCAAATCACAATTTATTGATTGAATGTCAAGGTGAATACTGGCATTCATTGGATAAAGCAAAACGAGTCGATTCTTCTAAAATAACCTATATAAATGAGTATTTTCATAATTTCCGCCTTCTTTATTTATACGAAAGGGATTTCTTAAATCCCGGAATAATTAAACAAAAATTAATGAAGTCTATATTTAATGATGATAGTCAAACTACACAGGTAGATTTTTCTTTTTTTGATCTTAAAATTAGAAAATTAGATTCAAAAATTAAACAGAAAGGATCTTATTATTCAGAATCAGAGGAGTTTCTTCAATCATTTCATTATGCCGGATTCGGTAGGTCAGCTAAACTAATATACGGTTGTTATTTAGATGATAAATTGATTTCAATATGTAAGTTTTCTAATGCAGTTCGGAAAGAAGTGGCTACATCCATGGGTTTAAAATTTTCTGATGTTTTGGAATTGGATAGATTTTGTATCAATCCTGTTTACCAGAAAAAGAATTTTGCTACCTGGTTCATGAGTCGATGTTCAAAATTGGCTTTTGATGAATTTTCTAGTATTAAGTGTCTAGTTTCATTTGCTGATACTACCTATGGACATTTTGGAACTATTTATAAAGCTGGTAATTGGATAGAACTCCATAGAACTAATCCTGATTACTATTACATTTCGAAAGATGGTTTTGTAGTTCATAAAAAAACTTTATATGGTCACGCTAGGTCTATGAAGAAAACAGAAAAAGAATATGTAGACGAATTCGGTTATGGAAAGATATTGGGAAAAGAGAAAATAAAATTTGTTTTAAATCGATCTTGTTAATGGTTAACCTTTATTAATTTGTTCTTGTGATGGCGCCATTCATCACGACTGGGGGA